GTGCGAAATCATATCCTGAACCAAATCCTGAATCACTTACCACGCAATTCATATCAATCTTTCCTACGGTCGTACCATTAAGAGTGACCGTACCGGCAGCACCAGTTCCGTTTCCGATAAAATTTAATGTTGGTGTACTTGAATAACCAGCACCCGGATCTACGACTTCAACACCAATAATTTGACCAGGCACTGAAGTTTTTCTTATTTTAGCTTGATCTTGTTCAGCCGCACCACTCGCAGTAGATGAATCAAAAACTCCGACTGGCATAAAATTAGAAGATAAAAATGCTGCAACTTTAACCACTGAAAGTTCATACAAATATTTCCAAATATAACCATCAGCTGTTTTAAACGATTGATGATTTCCTACACCTTCAGTAGCAAAACTTGGTTTTATTGTAGATGGTTGTGCAACACCAGAAGTATTACGATTGTTTGCTAAACAAATATAAATTTGTTGATCTTCAGTAATTACGTAATAAGGTTGAGTTGGATATCCAACTTGGTTATCGTTATATGCAGAATATATTGTACCACTTATCCAATTATTTCTTGGAATACTAAAAGTCATTGCGGTTTCAGAAACTTTAATGATTGATTCTAAATTATATCGAGCTTCTTGCTCATCTCTTCTTACTCTTACTGGATCTACTGTGTTATCAGAAGCACTATCGTATTGATCACTTTTACCGATACCAATATAGAAATGATTACTATCAGTCGTGTTTATTATTTCTTTATGCAATAATTCAGCAAAATTAAATTTTAAAGCTTCTGTTGCTATAGCAGTCATGGTGTTATTCCTATATCTCTAATTTTAACGCTTTTAAACGAACACTTATTGCAGTTGTGCTACCACTTAAATTTTTAACTTGCATTGAAACTCCTAATACATTATCAGAATCTGTATAGCCAATTATGCCAGGTGCAAATCTGATAGCGCTATCTGCTTGAGTTACAAATTCAGTTATTAAACCTTCGCCTACCGGAGAAGCTAATTGTCCTCTACCTATATCAGCTACACGTAAATCTGAATCAGTATAAAGTTTAATATAAGATGCGGCACTTGGTTTAATCTCATGCAATACAAATGACTTACCAACATCGCTATCAGCAAAAGTTAAATTATCTTGGTCATTATTACTAATTGAGGCAGTAGTTTCTGTTTTAGTTACTCGCGCGCGCATATCGTATAATTCTGTAAAATTAGAATTAATCTTCGTACCGGCAGATCGTAGTGTATCTCCGGTTCCGTCGTTAGCTGCGCTGCCTGTTGCTATTACTTGTTTTGCCATGTTTCACTCTTAATTTATGTTATTTATAAAGGTTAATATGCAGAATCGCTCAAATATGTAGTAAACTTATCATCGTCCATAGTTTCTATTGTTAATGAAAAATCTGGTCTAGCATTTGCTGCAGTTGCGCCTGTATCACTATCATCAAATGTAAATGAATTAGGCGTAAGTATTTCTGCAATATTAGAATAAAATTTATTTAAATTACTTGATATTAAAAATTGAATATCTATTATTGATGTACCGTATGGATCAACTCTATATGCATCATTTGTAGTATAAGTTACATCACCACCAGAATCTAATAATACAGTCATTTCTCTGAATGGTATAGTAGGTGCAACATCTTGCTGAACCGTTCCGTCAGATCTTACTCCAGTTAGTGGAGTTACAAAAGCTTGACCTACTGTAACTAAATCAGGACTATCAGGTTCAAGTGGATCAATAAGAAATTCACCAGATGGTACACCAACATCTAAAATACCTTCATCAACCGCAATAACTTCACCTGCAAAATGAAATCCAGCTGGATGTACAAACTTTTTATATAACGTTTCATAATCTAATGTCGATATACCGCACTTAATTAATATTGAAAAGACTTGATAAATGCCTGCGTTTACTAAAAATTTTTGAGCTTCAAATCCAATATTAGATTCACCAACCGTAAATATATCTTTTTTAGGATAACTAATTTCTGGTTCTAAACCAAAGAAACCACGAAAAAAACCTTGTGCTGAGTTAAATGATCCTTTTGCTCTATAATAATCACCAAGTAATTTAGTCATTAATCTTGGTTTTTGAAAGAATGATGCTGATTTTAATCCATTGCCTATTTCTTCTATGATTGAATCAAGCTCATCTGCATCGACTCTGTCTGCATCTCTTGCGTGAATAAGTTGTTTAATCTTATAACCAAAACCTCCAGCCTGATCGCTATCTAAAAAATCTTGATATTTTTCTAAAAATTCGATTAATTTAGAATTTTCTTCACCAAAATATTGCGGTACTACTTCACCAACTTTAGATGTTGTTAAAGTAATATTTTTCCGATTATAATCTTTTACTGTATGAGCCATATTATGTTGTAATTACCGCTAATGTATTTTGTGTATCAATGGTACCAGAAGAAAGCGAAGTATCTTTATCATATAATAATACGTGACTTCTTAATGGTTTAATTGTACTTTGATTATCAGGCGTTGCACTTATTTTTATAAATGCTCCTTCGTGTGCACTAATGTTAAATGTATCATCTAAACGAACTGTACCATTTAAACGATCATAACTTCCGGCATTTTCATTAAGTATTCCGCTTGTATTAACATCGACAATTTCTAATGTTGTTGAGCTAAGCTTATTACGCAATCTTGCTAATACTCCGTTAAATGTAAATATTGACGAATTAATGATATGTAATTCATCGTCTGGTAATGCAAGTCTTGCAGGAAATTCTACTGATACCGGCGCTGAAACATTAAATTGAAAATCTGTAGGTGCAGATATTCTTCTTTGTAGATTAACAGTTGCACTACTATTTAAAATTGCTGGTGATAATGCATCAAGTTCTGTTAATAATGCAGATCTTCGAAATGTTCTTCCAAATAATCCTAAGTTAGCTGTAAAAAATTCACCGACTTTATTTTTAATTAGAATTTGCGTAGAGTTTACGGTATCACCACTTAAATCAGGATCAAAATCAAATTTAACATTAACTTCCATATGAGTTTCGGTAGGATCAACAAAAACGGTATCAATTGACATTACAGATAAATTGGCTGCAAAGTTTGATTTAATAGAATCTTTTGTTTCTTGTTGGATATTAGAGGCTATAGCAGTTTTAAATTTTAAACTTACATATACATTACCAAATGTAGCAGGAATGTTATCTTGACCACCCCAAGCAATCACATCATCTAATACATTATTATATCTTCCAATAATTAATGTTTTATAATCTTCTGCTGTAACCATTCTTTGTTGTGCAGCAAACGCAGTTGGCGCATTTAATTTTATTGAATCAAGAGATTCTTTATCGGCACCACCTGCAGAATTTGAAACTTTTGTAACAGTTAAATTATAAGTTGTACCGCCTATAGATATTGAATTTGCTCCGGTAAATGAAGATGCATTATTTGCAGTAGCACCTTTTGTAGATAAGTACGTTGCAATAATTTGATTTCCTGCGATAGGTGCTTGTCCTAATACATTACCTTCACTGAATATGAGTTCATAAAATCCATTAGGTGCTTCTCTTACGATATAAACTTTTGATGTTGGTGTTATATTAACAGCATTACGAATATCTGCAAATTCAGTAAAACTTTGTGAATTTACATTATCGAATACTCTAACTACTAATGTTGAAGTATCTACGTTTGTATCAGGTATAACATAAACTGCATTATCAGATTGATTACCTACTAAAAATGTTTTAGTTTTTTGTACGCCTTCTTTAATGACAATGCTACTTGTTCCATCTGGATTTTTAAATGTAAATCCTCCTGATCCATCATTCAATGCACTTGTTTCACTTATAGTACTAAATGTATAAGTAACGTCGTCAATTGATGATGTAAAGGAACTGAATCTTGGAAGAGAAGCACTTCCAGTAATAGTATCACTAGTATTTGCAGTTACAGTAACAACTGCTTGAGAACAAGTATTCGATCTTGGATAATAACCTAAATTTGCTGCATGCGATAATACAGATGATCTTAATTGTGCGGTATTTAAAAATGCTTCATTTAATGCAAAGTTTGCTGTTAATCCATTAATATGTGTATTATATGCAAGAACATCTAATATATTACTTAAACCCGAGGCTTCGAAATCATAATCTGCAAATTCTGTTTGTTGTGCAAAATAACTTTTTAAATTTGCTTTAATCGTATTAAAATCTAAATCGGATGATTTTATTGTTGTAGCCATTATCTTAACCTCGTAAGTTCTACGTTTAATTCTACGTTTTCAAATGTGTTAATAATTTGGAATCTTATAATTAATTCTATAGAATTATAATCAGGTCGCGCATTAGCTTTTAAAGATCTTATAATTGCTCTTGGTTCATAATTGTTTATTGCAGCACTTACATGATCCATAATTTCCATTTCATCTAAATCTTCAATATTTTCAAATAAGAAAGCGTGTAAATTACCTCCAAAGAAAGGGGTAAAAGGTTTTTCGAAATGATTAGTTAATAATATATTTTTTACAGCTTGTTTAACTGATGCAGCATCTGTTTTCTTAAAAACATCACCCATCGTTCTCGCAGCAAAAGTAAGATCTATATCTTTATAGATTTTCTTTCGACTAGTAATTATCGATGCTGTATCAATACTACCATCTTCTTGTGAAAAAACTCTAGACATTACTTAGTACACTCGCATTTACAACCAGTACAAATATCATTTACACATTTCATACACTCTTCATTACAATGACACCTATGTCCGCATTTTTCGCATTTACCGTTACATGTACACGCCATTGATATTCTCCTTTAGCTTATATTTATACTAACCAGCAAAGACTTTTGAAGATCCAGACGTTAAAGTACCAGCATCTACTGCATCACCTTTTCTTGCAACTAATGCACCTGCTATATAAACTTTTGATGAACTTCCTGTTATTGTTGCAGTATGCGGTGTACAAATTGGATCACCATTTTCATCAGTTCCAGTTTGTGTATTGTGACTATTAGTACTATCTCCTAAACGCGCAATTAACTTATCTTCTGCATATACTTTAGTTTGACCAGGTGCAGCAAGAGTCGATGTACCATCGCATTCATGACCGGTATTTAAAGTATCATCTTGTCTACATACTTCTGGCATTATCCACCATAAAATCCTTTCACACTTGCAGTATTTGTAGCTGTTTCTGTTGCCAAACTATCTAAAGTTACACCAGCTTGACTAACAGCTATAGCCTTTTCATAATTTAAAAATCTGTCAACAACACTCGCTCTTACATTTGCATTTGATCTATGAAAATATTTTAAACCGCCATTTGCAGCTCTTTCATCATATATAGCCGATATTAATTCTGCATCGGTTACTGTATCTGCTGTTTTACCAGTTCTTGCTAATGCATTCTTTACAATACCTGCAACTGCGCCTGGACCGTGTTGTACTGATGTACTCCATATTGCATCTTGCAACCCATTGCTTCGGCTTCGAGAACATGGATCAATACCAGTTGCAGCTTTAACTTTTTGTACTGCAGGATCATAGTGAGTTGCTTGTATAAAATCATGCTGAGCTTGTGCAAATGAGGTATCTGAATTCGGATTATCATACGCAAGACTTTTCCATTGATTTACAAATTGTGGATCTCGACTATTTGCAGCCGTATTACCACCTGCAGATTGTAATTGGCTTCCATAATTTGCGTATTGGGGTTTAGTGTCTAACCAATTTAAAAATTTTGTCATTGTTCCAGGTTTAGTTGCAATTTGATAAGAGCCATATGATGTACCGTCAGTTTGAGTTATTTCAGTAGTACTGATTGCTCCTGGATCTCCATTTGATTCAAATCTTGCAGATGTTTTACCTAAATCTTTTCGAGTACAATCACCGGCTGGTCCTAATTCTGTATCACCTGGCGATAATGGTCCACCTGATGGGTCGCTTGGACCTAATGAATTGCCATTTTCATCTACTGGTATTAATGTATTACCACCTGCCGTTGTATTTTCAGGTGGCTCTACACCTCTTAATTTAAATTTTTCGATAACAACATTAACTGGATCATTAGTCGCAAGATCGACTCTTGCACCTCTTATATCTGCTAATGTTGTTCCTGATAGAATTGCTGTATCACTTGCAAGTGTATGTTGTCCATCACAAAAATGTGTCATGTTTCCAAGTGATGAATAATCTTGTCTACCAGTTGTAACAACTTTTAAATCACCTTCAGACGCAAAAGTAATATTTTTTAATACAGATACATCAAGATTACCGTTTATAACCCATTCAACATCGCCAGTTACATATAGCTTATCATCACCTACAACTGTCCTAACACCGTTTTTATGATGAGTTACAACATCTCCACTAGGTTGTATTTCAACTGATGTTCCAGTTTTATGTACTATATGCAATCTTTCTGCTCCAGGTGTATCGTCAATTTCAATAACATGCCCACTTGGAGTTCTTTTGACTTTATTATTTGGATAAACGCCAGTTCTTACATTTTTTTGTAAAGGTTCATCAATCATTTCAGATTCTTGTTTTTTCGTTTCATGATCGAATACTTCATGCTTTACTATTGTTTCATCAAATGCTGCTTCATGATATCCATCTTGTACTTCATTTGTTAAACTTTGTGCATTAATATCTGTAGTAACATGAGATTCAATACCGCCTTTTGATACCCACTTTTCACTATGAGGTATAGATCCTAAAACAAGAGGCATTTGTGAATTTGTTCCGTCAAGAAACAATCCAAATACTCTTGCTGTTGGCTGTATACCCAAAAAATTACCTTGATTAGGAGTTCCACCTTCTGTTACTGGTGCTAAAACTTGAGCCCATGGTAATTTATTTTCAGGTATAAGTTGTTCGTCATCTGTATGCACACCAAATATACGAACTCTAACACGGCCCATTCTAGTTGGATCACTAATACTTTTAACTTCGCCGATAAACCAACGAGAATTATCTCCATAAAAACTCATGTATTAAGCCTCATCTAAATTTGTAAGTTTAACCATTGTAAATGCCATATCATATTTTTCAGGTTTTAATATGTGTCTTGCTCTATATATTAAATACTTTCCAGATAATTTTATATCTAATGGATTTGCAGATTTTTCTCCACTTGAACGTTGATCATCTGATTTTTGAAATTGTACGTGTATTGAATTACCTATTGTACAATGTTGATCACCATTTATAAATTCAATTCCATTTAAATTTATTGTTAAGGGTGCTTTTTTTAAAAGCATATCAAAAGATTTTGAAACTACATATTTCTTATAATCTGCAGCATCGTATCCTTCGCCTAAAGCTAAAGGATATTGCCCACGCTCACCATCGGGTAATGCAGTTTCTCTATATGGATTTGTACCGCCGAACAGTGTAATATTTCTACTTTTAATTTCATTAAAAGATTTACCATTATATTTAAATGCCGGAGAATATGTTGGATTTTTTTGTCTTTCATTTTCAGGAACATGAAATGTAAGATATTCAGATAAACAATCTTTTATGATATCATATTCAAATTCTACTTCTGTAGTAGCATCTGGAGCAGCTCCGTTAATAACTGTATAATTTGCACCAATATTACCAGATCGAATCATTTTAAATAAATCTTCTGAATTACCAATTTTCATATTCGTAATTGTTTTAAATGCTTTTCTATCATCAGGTTGTGCTGCTGTTGAAGGACTGTAAATATAAGGAGTTGTTTCGCTATTTAAAGCCGGGGCTCTTAACAATTCTTGCAGATGCACTAATACAATTTTATCTCCTATAAGTGTAGAAAATAAATAAAATGGTGATCCATTAGCATTAACCATACTATCTGATACCCATTTCATAGCAGCTATAGGATTTAAATTAGGTACTATAACGTTATAAGTTTTAAGATCACCGACCTCATCTTTGTTATATAAAATCTTTTTCTGACCAGAAAAACTTGGATTATCTAAAAACAAAAAATCTTGTGCTATTTTTTTAATAATTTCTTGACCTGCACCAGAATAGAATTTATTTACATTTTGTAAATTTGCAATATAACCAACTTCTTCTATTAAATGCAACATAATAATTTGTTGGTGTTCGCTTACTCGATGTTGAGTAGAAACATAATGAACATAAAATGTTTTTTTAATTACTTGTACAGTTGAACTATCAAATTTATCGCGATTAGATTGAAATCGTAATGTTATTTTTTCTCCACCGATAATATCAGCACTTTCGTACCACCCTTTATCATCAT